TTATTCGGGCCTCCGGGAACGGGGAAGACAACTAAACTATTAAAGTATGTTAAAACATTTTTAAAACTAGGTACACCTGTAGATAAAATAGGATACTTTGCGTTTACAAAGAAAGCTGCGAACGAAGCAGTAGACAGAATGTTAGATGCATACCCTAAGTATCAGAGAAAAGATTTAAAATATTTTAGAACATTACACTCTCTTGCTTTTACAAGGCTTGGACTTAAAAAATCAGAGGTTATGCAGGACGAACACTACGAAGATATTGGTAGGACTCTTGGTATTGAAGTCACCGTTTACTCTCGTGGTGAAGAAAACACAGGTTTTATAAATTCTGATAGTGAATATCTTAATTTAATAAATGCAGCTAGGATAAAAAATATAACTGCAGAAGAAGAGTACAACACCGATATGTATTCACAAGACATGGATAAAAGATTATTACAAATAATTTCTGATGAAGTTAACAATTATAAAGATTCTTTTAAACTAGTGGATTTTACTGACATGATTGAAAAATTTATTGTGTCCGGATTGTGTCCAAAATATGATGTAGCATTTATAGATGAAGCACAGGATTTATCACCTGTACAGTGGAAAATGTTCAATATTATCAAGGAAAATAGCAAATATGTTATACTAGCAGGCGATGATGATCAAGCAATTTATGGTTGGGCAGGCGCAGATGTAAAAAAATTTCAGCAAGAAATTTCAAAGAAAGACATAATTTTGCCACAATCTTACAGAGTTCCACAACTTGTACAAAGTCTTGCAGATAAAATTTTAAAACAGATACCAGACGATAGAAGAATACAAAAAAATTGGAGTGCTAGAGAAGAAGAGGGCACTGTAAATTATATTTATAGTACAGAAGATGCACCACTTAATCAGGGAACATGGTTAGTGTTAGCAAGATATAATGACAAATTAAATAGACTCAAACCTACGTTGAAAGAACGCGGTATTTATTTTGAATTTCAAGATCGTAAAAGTTATAAGATAACTTTGTTTAAAACAATTTTAAATTATACTCGTTGGACCAAAGGAGATGACTTATCTTTAGCAGAAGTAAAAGATATATTTGAATATACTGGAACAGATACAGAAATTACAGAAGAAAGAATGTATGATCTAACAGAATTTGGATTTAGTAAAGACACACCCTGGTATGATGTGTTTCAATCGGACTATGAAGAATGTTTATACATAAGAGAGATGTTAAGTAATGGAGAGGAATTAAACAAACCTCCTAGAATAAAATTATCTACAATACATTCAGCAAAAGGTGGAGAAGCTGACAATGTATTGTTAATGTTAGATAATACCAAAACAATTCGAGACTCTGTAGAAAAGAGTCCGGACAAACAAGATGAAGAACATAGAGTCTGGTACGTTGGAGTAACACGTACAAAACAAAATCTTTATATTATATCAGCAAAAAAGGAGGATCAAGGTTATGACGTCGAAGGACTTATTTAAAGAAGCATTTCCACAGGATAAACAAATTGGAGGATCTCACTACAAGGACTTTCATATTCAACCCTACGAATTTATTTCAAAAAATAATTTATCATTTTTTCAGGGTAACGTTGTGAAATATGTTTGTAGATATCTTACAAAAAATGGTATAGAAGACTTAGAGAAGATCAAACACTACTGTGAATTAGAAATAAAAAAGATGAAAGATGTAGATGGGAAGAAACATAATAAAAAGAAATATTAAAGTTAAAGGTTTTGAATTTACCTTAGAAATTTATCTGAGGTTAGAAACCAGTGGTTATTCTAATCGTCAAGATTTATGTTATGAAATTTTTCCAAAAAATTACGATGCATCTTTGTATGCTTTTAGTAACAAAGATAAATTAAATAAACTAATAGAAGATAAATATATTTATGAAAAAAGAAAAGTTTGACGGTAGATCAAGACCTTCTAACGATGTTTATCGTAAACGTTTTGATGAAATATTTGGCAAGAAAGAAAAGACTTTACATGAAGAACTAATGGAAGGTTTTGAAGAAGAAAAAAAACAAAGGGAAGAGGACGAATGAAGATACCAAAATTTGAAGCACCAACTGAATGGTTAAAGCCTACAGAATTTCCTGACTTACGTCATGTAGATGAAATAGCAATTGACCTGGAGACAAAAGATCCTGACTTAATTAAAAAAGGGTCTGGTTCTGTTATAGGTAATGGTGATGTTATAGGTATTGCAGTTGCAACCAGTCATTACAAAGGTTACTTTCCAATTGCTCACGAAGGTGGTGGTAATATGGACAGAGCTAAAGTTTTATTGTGGCTTAAAGATGTACTAGAGGCACCTTCAACAAAAGTTTTTCACAATGCTATTTATGACGTTTGTTGGTTAAGAGCATTAGGTTTTAAAATAAATGGTAACATAGCCTGCACAATGATAGCGGCGGCTGTAACTGATGAGAATAGATTCAGATATGATTTAAATAGTTTATCATGGCACTATCTTGGTTATGGTAAGAACGAAGCTGCACTTGCAGAAGCTGCAGCAGAATGGGGAATCAATCCTAAATCAGAAATGTATAAACTACCATCAATGCATGTTGGTGCATACGCTGAACGTGATGCTGAAGTAACCCTAGGACTTTGGCAAGAAATGAAAAAAGAAATTATTAACCAGGACCTAGAAGATATATTTGATTTAGAATCTGATTTGTTTCCATGTCTTGTTGACATGAGATTCAAAGGTGTACGAGTAGATGTAGAACGTGCACACAATATGAAAAAAGAATTTAAGAAAGCAGAACAAGATCTATTACATAAAATAAAAAAAGAAACAAATGTTGATACACAAATTTGGGCAGCAAGATCTGTTGCAAATGTATTTGACATGTTGAAATTAGAATATCCAACAACAGATAAAACAGGTGCACCATCGTTTACAAAAAACTTTTTACAAGAACACGAGCACCCTGTTGTAAATATGATTGCGCAGGCAAGAGAGATAAACAAAGCACACACAACTTTTTTAGATTCTATTATAAGTTATGAGCATAAAGGTAGAATACACGCAGAGATAAATCAATTACGTAATGCCGGAGGTGGTACGGTAACTGGTAGATTCTCTTATCAAAACCCTAATCTTCAACAGATTCCAGCCAGAAATAAAGATCTTGGACCTAAGATAAGGTCGTTATTTATACCCGAGGAGGGCCATACATGGGGTTGTTTTGACTATTCTCAGCAAGAGCCTAGGTTGGTAGTACATTATGCTTCTTTATACAAATTACCCTCTGTATATGACGTTATAGATGCTTATACAAACGACTCTAGCGCAGACTTTCACCAGACTGTAGCAGATATGGCTGATATACCTAGAACACAGGCTAAAACGATCAATTTAGGTCTTTTTTATGGCATGGGTAAAGGTAAACTTCAGGCAGAACTAGGAGTCACTAAAGAAAAAGCTGCAGAATTATTTAATACATACCACTCACGTGTACCATTTGTAAAACAACTGATGGACAAAGCATCGAACAGAGCACAAGATCGTGGACAGATACGTACCTTGCTGGGTAGACTATGCAGGTTTCACCTGTGGGAGCCTAACAGTTTCGGTATGCACAAAGCTATGACTCACGAAGATGCATTAGCTGAACATGGACCGGGGATAAAAAGAGCTTACACATACAAAGCATTGAACAAACTAATACAAGGTTCAGCTGCTGACATGACTAAAAAAGCAATGTTAGAATTATACAAAGAAGGAATTATACCTCACATACAAGTACATGATGAGCTAGATATATCTGTTCAAGATGAAGCACATGCTAAAAAGATTGTTGAAATTATGGAGGACGCTGTTAAATTAGAAGTCCCTAATAAAGTTGACTATGAGTATGGTGATAACTGGGGTGAAATACATGGTTAATTATGGCATATTTAAACGCAAACATACCACCAACTTATGCACAAATAAGGAGAGAATATTTATATGATCTTAAAAAACATCATGGAGAAGTTGAAGACTGCATTATCTTTGGTCTTAGCGCTCTTACAGGTCGTAGTATACTCTTCCATGCTATTATGGAAAACGGTGCAATATTTTATCGCCTACCAATTAGCGCGTTTATTCAACAGGGATTTGAGGCACATGGAGTGCCCGCAAGACGACTTGATGAATTACAGCTCTGGAATTGTTTTAGTTATTATCCTGCTGTTAATCGTTGGGATATTTTAGACGGACAAGCCGGTAAGTATATCGGAAAAGACAAAAAATGGCACCCAGGAAAATATTTATTTACAGTTGACTTTGCACATCCAGAGTCTAATATACTTGACACTGATCATTCAGAGATTCCGCACGAACATAAGTGCGCACACATAATTGCCTTAGATGATGGTAATTTTGCAGCACAACCAAACAACAGATGTATATGGGACATACCTTCTTTTACTGTAAAAGATAATATCCCTGACTGGAAAGTGCAGACTTCTGAATGGAACGTAGAAGATAGTAGAGCTTGGCGTACAGAAGATACCGACAAGTTCTTCTATGAAATTGAGGAGAAGAAAAAATGATAAATGAAATAAAAAATAAAGTTTTGAGTATCTGGCAAAACAGAAGATACAGACAAATATGGAACGACCATAAAATTTGTATCATAGCTATTGCAGTTGTAGTAGTTGCCGCAATTACATTATAGGTTCTACGATGGAGATAGCCAGGATGAACTATTATGCTACAGGTTTATTAATAGTAATGCTAGTTACTTTAGCTTTATGTGGAGGTCCTAATGTCCAATAAACGACTCAAAATAGGAGAAGAAGTTTCTGTGCAAATGCCAATGAAAACAGTTGCTAGTTTAATAGGTTTAGTTGCAATTGGCACCTGGGCTTACTTTGGTTTAATTGAAACTCAAAACTCTCATCACACAAGATTACAATTAATGGAAGCTGATCTTGAAAAGAATACAGAGTTTAGAATCAAATGGCCAAGAGGATTAATG